TACACGTTGTTCGGCTTGACCACGCCAGCCTGCACGCCTTGAACCATGAACTGCCCGAACAGTTGAAGCATCTGCACTTCTTCCATCCGCTCTCCATTGGTCGAACCAACAGCGATCTTGCAATCCATCTTGTCCGACCACTCGGACGGGTTGAACGGCACCCAATCGTTGCGCAGGCGGATCACGTCGGCCACGTTCTGGTGCTGAGTGACCAAACGCAAAATGATCTGATACAGGCGCTTGATGCCCGTGTTCGCCATGATGCGCAGCGTCATTTTTAGGCGCTGCTCGCTGGCCTGCATGATCTTGCCGATTCCGGTGGCCGTCTTGTTCAGGCTCTCACTGTCCAACCCCTGGTTGTATTTCGTGATGCCCAAACGGGTCTCGCGCATCGTGTCAACGAACTGGATGCCCTCCAGAGACTCACGGGCAACCATCGTTGTCTGAACCGGGCTGATCGTGGTGTTCGCCGGGCCATTGCCGCGAATGATCTTGCCGATGCGGTTCGACAGCAGGTCTTCCAGCGTCGTCGCGGTAACACCCTGCATGTTGACGTATGTGTCGGGGCGGTTCGCGATAAACAGCGAGTCCACATACTGACGAGTCAGCGCAGACTTGAGCCCCTGAATTTCCGCAGCCGGGTCGGCGTAGGCCATGCCGTAGACACGGTGGGGGATCGGGATCGGGGTGATGACGGCATAGTCTTGGCCCGCCACCTCGTCATCCATCAGGATGTCATCAGGCCCACCACCGACCAGCACTTCACGCCACTCGGCAATCCCGTCCTTGTTGCAGTCGCAGCGGACGAAGCCCTTGAACAGCCGGACTTCCTCAAGCTCGACCGTGACCGTTTCGTCGAAAACGTCGTCCTCGTAAGGATCGTGTGTCAGCGTGGAGAAGTCGTAGTCTGAGACATCAGCCCAACGCTTGTAGCCCATCTCCTTCAACTCGGAGCGGGTGTAAGTCACCATCTCACCGATGACATAAGCGTCGTCAGGCGTGCGGGCATCCTTGGTGATGATGAAGTCAACCGGCTTGACGTTGCGAATGGACAGCTTGCCGGGGTGCTGCGTCTCGACGGTCACGTCATAGACAGGCAGAGGCATTCCGCCAACATCGGCCAGGCGCTCGGACGCGGCAACGATCACCTTGCCCTCAGCCTGCATCATCGTCAGTTGCTCGGCGGTCAGGCCCTCATAGTCCGTGCGCTCGGGGTCAACCTTGATCCACTCAGGGCGAACCACGCCGATCTTCTGCAACAGCGCATCCTTGAGCCAGGTGTAAAACACCATGAACCCGTCATTGCGCTCGGTGACGAGGTAATTGATGTAGTCGGTCGCCTGAGATGCGGCGGCCTCATCCTCAGGGCCGCGAGGCTGGAACTCGGCGATGTTGTCGCCACCGAACAGCGGCTCAAGGAAGGACGGCAGAGCCGATTCCACCACCTCGAACACGTCCCACGACACAACCTGCGAGCGGCCCTCGACCTCGTTGCCCATCGGCAGGCCAAGGTAATACGCAAGGTTGCGCTCCTGCTCGGAACGAATGGCGGACGTAGACCAAGTGACCGACCTCTCAATCTCATGGTCTAGCACTTGGCGTAGTTTCTCGTTCATACGATTCCGATGTTTGCGTAGTTCAGGGATCCGCCCCAGCTCTCATTGGTCATCTGCTCAGCGTTCAGAGCCAGATAACGGAAGGCGTCTGCCCCGTTGCTGTGTACGTCGTGCAGTGGCGCTTCTGGCGTTCCTGTTTGTTGGTTCACGCGGCGTCGATACCGCTTCAGGCACTCAACCAGCCCCGGCAATTCAGGGTCAAGCGATGCCGTCGATTGCTTGTCGATGTAGACCCGAGGAAACAGCAAACGAGCCTGCCGAATCCCCTGCTCCACATCCATGTTTGGCGTCTGCACAACCGTGCAGCCAAGGCCCCGCAGAACGTCCGCGTCAGCCTTGCCCGTCTGCCGATTGCTGGCAAACCCGTCGTGAGGCAAAAAGTCGTTGCCCCAATTCCAGCCCCGGTACTTCTCGCCCCGGCACTCTGAGATGTAGTCGGCTGTTGTCCGGTGCGTGCCGGTCACATAGCCAACGATGTTCACTGCCGATCCATGACGCTGGGCCAGGATGATCGCCATGCAGTCGTTCCAGCCCATGTCCCACACTCGATGCACCTTCAGCATCGGGTCATATGGGAATCGGCCAATCCGACCTGTCGCCTCAGCCGCAGCCACCTCATTGAAGTAGATCGCGCCCTGAACGGCTGGCATGCACCGGCCTTCCCAAATGTGCGCGTACTCCTCTTTAGATAGCGTGTTCTGTGCATGCTGGCGCTCTTTCTCAAGCACCTCAGGAAACCACGGGTTGTCCCAATAGTTGATGTCTACCGTGACCGTATCCGGGTCCTTCTTGTCACCCACCGCACGCTGATGGGTTTCATCCGTCTCCAACTGCGGGTTGTAGGTGACCCAAATCTCCGAGCCATTTGCCCGGATCGTTGGCGTCAGGATCTGCCAAGACCTCTTTGTGATTGCCTGGCCTTCCTCGATCCAGACCCGAGTGCAGCCCTCAAACGACTTGATCGAGTCCGCCGTGTGATCTGACAAGCCCGAGAAGTGGAACGATGTCCCGTTCTTCCCGCGAATCTCAGTCTCAAGCACTTGGTAGAAACCGCCAAGGTTCAACGCCTGAATCTGGTCTTTTAGTAGCTGGTGAACAGACTGCTTGATGGACTTCTGCACCTCACGAGTGCACAAAATCCGGTGAGGCTGCATCGCCCCCTGAATCAACAGCGCCCGAGCGACAGACCACGACTTCGCCGATCCTCGCCCACCCTTCAGAAACTTGTAGCGACTCGGCTGGAACAAGCACCGCAGCTTGTCCGGGAACTCGACATTCACTTGAACGAGACAGTAAGGTTCTGATTCACGTCAGCGTCCACCTTCTGCTCCGTCTTGTCTCGCCACAGATCAGGGCGGCGGTTCTTGAGCCAGAAGATGGCGGCTGTCGTGTCGGGCGGGTAGCGCTCGGTGTAGTGAACGATGTGTTCTTGCCCGCTGTTGGCGTTCGCCACAATCTTGACGGCGGCGTGTTCGTACCCAGTCGCCCGCTTGTAGAGCTTGTCGGCTACTTCAGCATCCGCAAGCGCCTTACCCTCTTTTAAGGACTCCGAAAACTCCGGGTAGTCCTCTTTCCACTTGTTCAGGGTTGACTCGGCAACACCGAAGAAGTCAGCAAGCTCCTTGTCGGTCGCCCCCAGGCGGCACAGCTTTAGCGCCTGCTTGGGATAGTCCGGGTTGTACTTGCTTGGCCGTGCCATGTTGCGAATCCTCTAGGGTTGTTCGCCGATGAAACCCCCGCCCGCCGCCTGATCCGTAGGAGAGACGGGGCTTACCGAAGCGTCGGGGGCTGCTGCTGATGAAGCTCAGTCAGCTCGCTTGATGGGTGCCGGGCGCTGATCCACTAGGGGGTGCGAGTGATGCGCGGCTGGATAGGCCCGGCGAAACGAAAAAAGGCCGGTCTTTCCCGGCTGTCAGCCTCTCGGCAGTCGAAGGACAACCCCGCTTTCACAGGCATCGACTAGTAATCATTGCTTGCTGATAGCTTTTCTCTATCAACACAGCCAGAAGACAACCCCGACAGACTTTGACCCTACTTACAGACCAAGGATCAAAGATGTCGGAGTCAGCATCCAAGCCAATCGGCTGGGGTCTTGCCACATGCTTTATTTATCAGCCGCCCGTATCGTGGGCCAGTCGCCTACCCCTTGCGGGGCGTCATTGTCTGTTCGGCTGTTTATCGCTTGCCTGTGGTAGCTCACGCGCCCGGGGTTGTCAGTTAGGGCGATCCGGTTTCTTGCAGTGCGCCCCCGGACATGGGGCCGATCAACTCATGGCGCTGCGGGCCAACAAAAAAGCCCCGCGCATTGCTGCGAAGGGCTTGGGGTGACACGTACTCAGCGTGCCTATAACCGTCAATCTAACTGATAACCGACTCCGAGTCAAGCATCTCTTCAGAAAACTTTGCGCCTTTCCGCCTGTTCTCACTGCTTGTGATGACTCTCATGTTCCAGTGAACATGCAGGCCGCAGACGTTTTTCCCCGCCAATGGGATGATGTGGTCTATCTCATGCCTCACGCCGGTCTCTTGGTTCAGCCTGTTGCGCTCCATGACCAACTCCGCAATTTTGTCGAAGTCCACCCAAGGCGGCGTTGCCACCTTTATTCGCAACCACCTGCGCTTGTTGGGGCTAGGCTCGTTCCTGAGCAGTTCCAGCAGCGTTCCACGAATCAGCAGCTCCGCTTTTGCCTGCTTGTCCCATAGGTCAATCAGGAAGTCTTGGGTCTCGATCCATGAGTCAACGGACGGGCTGCAAGCAAAGTTTGCGATATCAGGAAGGTCTCGCCCAAACCTTGCCTCGTAGTGGGCGGACAGCACATCACCCCTAACGCCTTTGTAGGATCTGATGTAGGCCGCCACATCGCCAGCCCTTTTTTTAGCCATCATCCTTGCCCGCTCAAGCACCTCAAGCCTCATGGCCTCTTGTTTTGGGCACTTTCTAGGCTTAATCGCAATCCGGGCGATCAGGCCCATCCTGAAAAGGTCATGCGGCGTCAGCTCATCAATTGGCGTATTCAACACTTCTTGCATTGCGCCTCTCCTCGACCCTCACAGCCAGAATTTGCGCCGCCTCTCTCGCTAGGCGTGCCCAGACCTTTGCAGAACCACATATGCCGGGATACATCTCATCGATTGATGGAACACACCAAGGCTTGTACGCCCTTGTGATCGCATGCTTGTGGCGATCCTCTAGCTTCTCAATCTCCTTCGCCACGTCTTCCTTCTCTGCTGTTGTGACCTCCCACGGCTCCCGGCTTGCTGCCTGCTGGGGGATGCGTTCGGCCAGGTAGGTGCACTTTGATGGGTAGCCGAGTCCGCCGCCCTTGGGGAATGAGGCAAAAGCCCAATCCATAAGGAGGCAGTGCAGCCAGTACGGTTCGATGACTAGGCGTTTGCTCATGTCTTCCTTTCAAGGCCAATACAGCCACTTCTCACGAATTGCCGATGCCGCGTCGATCAGCGAGCCCTCTCGGTACTGACCGTCACGGGTGTGGATGAACGCTTGCCACGGTTCGCGGTTTCGCCGGTAGAGCAACATCGGTTCGGCTCCCACTCGCTGGGCCTGCTCGACTGCCTGAGCCCACCATGCGGGGCGGGATAGGCGCTCTTGGCGCTTGATCTCGATAGCGAAGCCCTTGACCTCAAGGCAGTCAGCGCCGCCGCCTCTGGTCTGCGTGATGTTGCGTTGCAGCACTTGGCCGAGTTCTTCGCCCAACAGCTTCAGGACTTCGCGCTCGGCTCTTGCGCCTTTGTCTCGGCTGGACTTGCTCACCAGAACCTCCACCAAGGTTTTGCGCGTGGCTCGTGCAGGCACCCATCAGTGCCGCAGATCCCGTCATCAGAGCGAACCTTTCCGCAAGCCCGGCTCCAGTAATCCCCCTTTGCAATGGTTTCTCCGGTGATCGGGCTTTTCATGTAGAGCTGAGGGTGAGAGCACCAGTAAGGCTCACCCCACTTCGCGCCGGACTTGTCGAAGTGCTTGCAGTCCTTGCACAACTTGATTTCACTCACCGCCAATCCCCCCACTCGCCTCGGTTGCCCTTTCCCCACTGCTCGGCGCAATCTCGCCTAAGCCGAGCCACGGGGCGCTTTGTCGCAGCACTCTCAAGCCAGGCGTGAACCCAGGACGAGCCTCTTTCAACACGCCACTTGAGCACCTGACGAACTTCGCAGCGGTGCCGATCTTCCTCGTGTGCGGGCAATTGCTCGCCGTGTGGTTCCTGCCGCATAGGGTGCAAACCTTGTCATTCATGGCAGACGCCTTCCGGGAAAGTGAAGCCCGCCGCCTTGGCCCGCTTCTGAGCTGATGTGACCCAAAAGTCGGTGACGGCCTCTTTATTGAGCTTGGTCACGATCACGCCTTGGTCAAACAGGCTGTGACAGCCCACAACGTTTGTGCGCTCGC